TGGACGCCGCGCAGGATGCGGGCACGGTCAAGCCGGCAGAGCGCGCCAATCTGGTCAAGCTGGCCACGCTGGATATGGATCTGTTCCGCGCCAATCTGGCGGATCGCTCCCCGGTGATCGACATGACCGAGCATGGCAGCGACGAGACCGCCACGGCGCCAGACAAGGACGGCGTGGGCGCCTTCATCGCCACGAGAGAGGCCGAGCTGATGACGGCTGGCAAGAAACCGGCGACGGCGAAGTCCATGGCGATGCGCGAAGCACAGAAAACCTTCCCAGCTGACGTGTTTGACGCTTGGCGCTACGCCTGATCACCAACCGAAAAGGACACTGAGCAATGGCTATCGAATCCCCTCTCTTCTACCCGGGGCTGCAGGCGAACGGCGACATGAGTTCGTCCCAGTATTACCTCGTGATGCACACTGCGACGGCTGGCCGTGTGGCTGTCTGTACCGCAGCCACCGACAAGGCTATCGGGTCCGTTTACAACCTGCCTTCCTCTGCTGGCGATGGCGCCGACATCGCATCCCTGGCCCCGGGTCGGCCGTTCAAAGTCGTTGTGGGCTCGGCTGGCGTAACGGCTGGCGATGTGGGCACGACCGCCACGGGCCTGCTGGAGAACAAGACCACAGACAAAGATTACATCATCGGCCAGGTTGATCAGTCCTGGGATTCCGCCGACTACGCCATCGTCTACCCGAATGGCGGCGGCTACATCAGCACCTAGCTGATAGAGCAGGCAATACCCGCATAATGTTCACGAGGGCGGGGTAGCGTGGAGGCGCGGCCCGCACAGATACAGGAGCAATCTACGATGCCGCTGCCTTCTCAGGTACGCACCGATCTGGCGATGACCGGGTTCAGCTTGGCCTACGCCAACGACGACTACATCGCCGACAAGATGTTTCCGCTGCAGCAGTCCGTGCTGTGGAATACCAAAGATGCTGGCAAGTATTTCGAATATCCCAAGGACTCATTGCGCGTCGAAGCGGATGGACCATTGGGTACCCGATCCCCGGCACCGGAAGTCAACTACGCGCTGAGCACCACAGACTTTAGCCTGCATCGCTACGCGCTCAAGGAGCTGGTGACGCAGGACGAGGTTGACAACGCAGATGAGCCGGTGGATCCCGAAGAGGATGCCACGCAGTTTTTGACAGACCATCTACTGGTTGGCCGAGAGTATCGCGCTGCGTCCATCGGTTTCAGCGCTACGTATGTGACCACCGGCGCCACGCTGACCGGGACGGATCAGTGGTCCGATGAGACCAGCGCCCCGCTGACGATCATCGAGACGGCGCGTGATAGTCTCGCCGCCAACGCCAATGCTTTCATTATGGGCGCCCAGGTGTGGCAGTATCTGCGCCAGCACCCAGACATCGTCTCTCGCTACCAATATACTGCTGGCGGGGGCATCACAAGGGAGCAGTTTGCTGGCCTGCTGGACATCGACCCAGCCAAGCTCCTGATCGGCACAGCACGGCGCAACACCGCCGACGAGGGCCAGACGGCCAGCCTGTCTTACATCTGGGGCAAGCACGCTGTCCTGGCGCGCATTGAAGACAGTCCCAGGCCGCGCACGATGACGGCCTTCGCCACGCTTGCGCGCGGTGAGTCGCGGCAGGTCAGAGAGTGGCCAAGCAATGATCCCGAGGGTACGTGGAAGCTGGTGCAGGACAGGTATCTGCAGAAGGTGATTGCAACCGACTGCGCCTACCTGTTCACCAACGCTGTGGCCTGAGCATGAACCCGTTTGATGAGGAGTCCTTCTGATGGCCAAGAAGCAGCCATACGTCACCGTGCGGCGAGTCTTCGCCAATCACCTTGTTTTCGAGCCCAACACGGCCTTCCCCGGGGATGAGTTCCCAGATCCACAGCTCAAACCCGAGCAGATAGAGGCCTTGTTGGAGTGCGGGGCAATAAGGGAGCCGGATGCCCCACCGCGCCCGGCTCCCGTCCTGCCCAAGCTTGGCGACGAGGAGATGGTGTCAGGCGACGCACGCCACATGTCGCGCAACGGGTAGACCGGAGATCCCATGGCAGCATCACGCAGCACATCAGTAGGCGCCGACGCGTTGGTCTTTGCCGGCAAATGCTACCTCCATGAGCTTTATGTGGAGTCCGGCGATGACGTAGGCGCTGTGGCTATAGCCAACGCCGTTGCCACAGGCGGCACGCGCGTGCTGGGCTGCCGCGCCCGGGCGACCAATGAAAACGGCCGCCCGTTTCCTGGCATCGGGGTCTATTTCTCCACTGGTATTTTCGCCACCGTCACCGGCACGAGCCCCGTCGTAGAGATCATCTACTCTGAGGCCTAAGAAGGGTCGATATGCTCAAACAACGAGGGCGCGTCATTGGCACAGGGAGTCTGGATGTCCGCGATCAGGTGGGCAACAGCGACCTGGGAGACGACCAGGTCAAAACGCTGTGTTTCCAGTACGATTTTGACGACCTGGCCGGGGCGCAGGGCGCTGTCACGCTCACCAGCCGCAGCGATGTGGCGCAGACCATACCTGACAACGCCGTCATTGTCCGGAGTTACGTTGAGGGCATCACCAGCCCGACCAGCGGCGGCTCCGCAACCATCAAGGTGGGGATCACGGGCGACGATGACTGCTTCATTGCCGCCACGGCCTACGACAACGGCGAGTATGATATCGCTACCGTCACCGAGTTCACGGCGGGCATCCCCATCAAGACCACCGCCGCCGTGGCCGTCCTGGCTACCATCGCTGTGGCAGACCTGACGGCCGGGAAATTCAACGTCTGGATTGACTACTACGAGGGCAGCTGATCATGGGAACGAAAATCAAAGGTCGTGTCGAGCTGACCGGGAGCCTCACCGCTCCATCGATGGTCGATACGGCAGACGTCGCACTTGAGGCCATTGAAACCGCGCTCATCGACGACGATGCAGTCACAACGCCGAAGATGACGCTGACGGTGCCGATCACTGTTGGATTGTCAGCCACGCTGGCCAACCGTGGCGGCGCGGCGTCTGACGGGGTGCTCGTCGGTACGCTCACAGCTTCGGCTGTAGACTATGCTTTGGCTGCTGACGGAGCCGTTTTCACTGACGAGACGACGGAGGCGAACAGCGCTGGCGCCAATGATATGACGCTGATACCGACCACTGACGTTGTCAATGACGCCTATTATTTCGGTCAGGATGCCATCTTTTCCGGTATCAAACTGAACATGGGCACAGCGGGCGTGGTTGCCGGTACAGCCGCGGCGTCGCTCACCTTTGAATACGGGGATGGTGCTGCTACATGGGCCACGCTGGAGACGTCGCAATTTGTGGATGATTCCACCAGCTACACGGCGGGAACGTCTACATATTTCATCACCTTCACCCCGCCTGCTGATTGGGTAGCGAGCACTGTTGACGCCCAGTCTGCATTTTGGGTCCGTGCGCGCTGCGCGGTAGCCGACTACACCACCACGCCCATAGGCACGCAGGCATGGATACTTCAGTGCAGCGTTGGCTCTGGTATTGTCATGCCTTTCGCCGGCACCATAAGTGCTGTGCAAGCACATGCCACCACGGCCTCGGCTACCAATGCCGACAGCGTTTTCAATCTAATCAACATCACCCAGGGCACTGTTGACACGTTCACCTGGAGCGGCGCAGATGTGATGGAGCGCGATGCAACAGTATCGCTTGCTGTGGCTGCGTCCGACCAGATCGCGATCCAGATGGTGCAGGAGGATGGCAGCACGGAATTTGCCGGCGCCTCGCTGATTCTCGAAGTCACGCTGTGATGATCCACCGGCCGGGCGTCGTTGTGGCGTCTGGCTGCACATCTATCTGTGGGCTGCAACCTGGTGGCCTAATTCTCAAAGGACAAACCCCGTATGGTTCTTTACGAAGTCAAGATCCAGGTCATTCGCGAGGAGGATCAGAAGCCGAAGATCAACGTCGAAGCGCCACACGACGCCCTCCTTGCTCTGCGCATACTGAACGACGGGATGAAGGTTACGCTTGACAGGATTCAGCAAACTCAAGCCGACGAGAAGGTAGAACCTGAGCTCTCTATCGTGAGGCCCTAATGCGCATCCTCGTTGCGGCCCCGGCCAATCCGATTTCTACGTCAGCATACTACGTGCGCGCACTGGAGCGCAAACACGAGGTTTTGACGTGCGGGCCCATGGCGGATGCGGATATGCTGTATAATTTGGCACAGTGGGAGCGGAACCATGTGCTCAAGCGTATCGGTGCGGGGATAGATGATAAGATTGGCCTTTTGGCGCGATTGGTGAGGCCCTGTGACATCCCTTTGCCGTGGGGTCATACTGAGACTGGTGATATCCCTCTGGACGGATGGCAGCCCGACCTGGTGGTCTGGATAGACGCCGGGGCCGACTTCACCCTTGCCAATCCTGGCGCCATGGGTTGCCCCTCTGTTTGCATCATGGGCGACACCCACGTAGACGATCCGTGGCGTCTACCCTATGCCGCGACTTTCGACCACGTCTTCTTGCAGTTCAACCGTGAGCACATCGCCACATACGCAGAGCACTGCGCTCACGTGGGATGGTTGCCGGCCGCATGTGAGCCGTCGATCCATTGCCATGTGCCAGTCGAGAAAGCCTGGGATATGGTTTTCGTCGGCCAGACTGTGCAGCAGTGGCATCCAGACCGCGTGCGGCTGCTGGAGCAGTTACGGGCCGCCAAATTTGATTTGCGCGTAGACAGCAAGATTCTGGAAGAGATGGCCCTGCTATACGCCCGCGGCCGCATTGTGTTCAACCGCTCTCTTGCAGGGGATCTCAACATGCGTATCCCAGAGGCGCTGGCGTCGGGCAGTATGCTCTTGACGGATCGTCTTGGCCCTGAGTCTGGGTTGAGCCAGCTGTACAGCGATGGCGAAGACCTGATACAGTACGACGAGAGTAATCTGGACGGGCTGGTGCGTTATTACCTGGACCACGATAGAGAGCGTGAAGAGATTGCCGCCCACGGCAAGGCTACAGTCCTGGCGCATCACACCTATGACCACCGGGTGGACCAACTACTGGACGAGGTCGCCTGATGTCGATCACGCAGAACACGGACGGCTACTGCACAGCTGTTGAAGTCTCGGCCAGGACGGGTCGTACCTACAGCACGAGCACGGTGCCCACCACGGCACAGGTGGAGACGTGGGTCAAGGAGCGCGCGCGGACGCTCAACGCCACGCTGAAGGCCCGCGGCTATGATGTGCCGATTGATGTGGCCTACACCGAGTCCTCGCAAGTGCTCAAAGCATTGAACTGCCTGGGTGCTGCCGTGGATGCGGACAATGCCTTCGGTGGCATGGATGGGAGCAGTGGCCGCAGCAAGGACTGGCTCACAGAGTGGCGCGACGGGGTGAAGATGCTGAAGGATCCGACCTTTGAGCTACCGGATGCGCCGCGTGGAACATCCACCCTGCTGCCCATATATGCTCAGGTGCCATCTGGTCAGGCCCGGCTTGATTCGAGTGGCGATGAAGAGGAACCCATCTTCGAAATGGATACGAAATGGTAAACGTGAGACAGGGGACCAACGCCTTTTGTGATGTGTCCGACGTGCGCGAGCTGGTGTGTGAGCCCGGCGAGCTGATACCGGACGAAAATCTGGACGATGTGCGCAAAGCCATACTCTCCATTTGCGTGGAGATGACAGAGGCGTGGACCGCGGCTGGGTTGGGCAAGGTAGAGGGTGGTGCTTTGCATGACGCGCACCGCATCAACGCCATGGGCGCCGCGGGTCTGTATGGCGGCAATGTGGATTTGGCAACCTACTACGCTGATGCGCTGAAGTTGTGGGCGCCGAAGCCTGCGAAGAAGACTGCCAAGGCAACCAAGGCCACGGAGGCTGCCGCAGAATGATCGGCCTGAATGTCCGCGTCCTGGGATTCGACACCTGGCAGCACGCTCTGCTGGATGGTCAGCAGTGGATGCGGCGACCGTTCTACGAGGACGACAAGCTGGTGAGCAAGTTGGATGTGGTGTTCATCAACCATGAGAAGAAGGTATTTGCCACACGCGGCGCGTCGCTGATGGGGTCACCGTGGCCGGCGCTGTCGCCGGGATACAAGGCGTGGAAAGACGAGCACTTCCCGGGGATGCCCATTATGCAGCGCAAGCAGAGGTTGATCCGGGGCCTTACAGAGACATCTCGTCGGGACCACATCGCCAAACGCAATTCGCGTGCGACCGTAGCAGAGTTCGGCGCCACAACGCCTTATCTCAAATATCACCAGCAAGAAGACCGCGGGCCGCACAAGCTCCCGCGGCGTCCAGTTATCGGCGTAACTTCGGCCGGCCAGGCTGATTACTCAAAAGTTATGCATGATTCCTTTGAGAATTTCATGCGGAGTCGGGTCGATGGCGGGTAGCAAGAATTCCCAGGTCACCGCCGCGAAGGTGCGCGCTGTGTTGGAGGCTGGTTGGGCCGCCAAGATTGCTGCGCTGAATACGTCCTACGATGACGGTATCACCATGGTGGCCGTGGACAACTGGTACAACTCTCCACAACGGTCCTTTGGCGGCGATCTCAACATCGTTATTGTGGCCGGCCCCGTGGACCGCGAATACCAGGGCGGCGAGCGCATCAACATGCACGAGATCGTCGTGGGCATTGTCGCTGGTGGGAATACCGTAGTCAGCACGCTGGAGCCACAGGAAGTCGTTGTTGCGCTACTCTGGAGATACTGGGAAGCGGTAGTCGAGATCCTTGACGCCAATAACAACTTGACCCTGTCCGGCACGAATTGGGCAGATGAGACACTCGTCACCAGCGCAGAGCCCTTTGCCCGCGCATTGGACGACCAGGCGCCCAACTTTGAGCAGCGCCTGGCCATCTCCGTTGGTGTCATTACCACAGATCCAGACTGAGGAGGAATGGCCATGCCACTGAAAACGCCACAGCAATTCGCCAGCCGCATTGGTGAGATGAGTAACACGCTCCGTCCTACCGCGCAGGCACTGCCCGGATCGGGGCCTGCGATATCCGAAGAGGCGGCGGCTGCTTTGGAGTTGCAAGGCCAGGTTGTGGCTTTGGGCGATGAGATCCGGGAGCTGAAGGCGGCACGGCAAAGTCACAGCGACGTGTTTATCGCTACGCCGCTGAATTGGGATCACCTGTACAAGCGCCACATGGCCTGCATCGAGGTCATGCACAAACACGGCGCCATGTATCGCCAGATAGACGGCGACGCTATTGACGAGATGCGCAATATCGGGGTCGAGAAGGCGCGCGAAGCGGGGGCAAAACACATCTTGTTTTTGGATGCTGACATGACGCCGCCGCCGGAGACGCTGGAGCGGCTGCTCTCTCACGACAAGCCCATTGTTTCCGGCCTGTGCCGGCAACGCAAAAGTCCGCATGCTATGTGCGTCTGGCGGATCAATGATGACGGCTGGTGCGAGTTTGAAGAACCCAAGGGCTTGGGATTGCATGAGTGCGGCGCCACCGGTGGAGCCTGCCTGCTGATCAATATGGAGGTGTTTGACGCCATTGACGAGCAGCTGGAACACCTGAAGGGTAGGTATTTCCTGGATGCGCGGCAGATACCGGGGCTCAAGCCGCAAGAGCAAATCAGCGAAGACCTGTTTTTCTGTGCGGCGGCCCGCGCCGTTGGATACACTGTGCATGTCGATCTCGATCTGCGCATAGGCCATCTGATCATGGGGGAGGTCATTGATTCGGGGGCCGTCAACAGCGACAAGCACATCCCCGAGCACAGCGCCATCTGGCGTCTGGAGTAACTGAAAAGGAGCCATCGTGGGCAATCGCAACTACAACGTCGGATCGGACCTGGCCGTCTTCTTTTCGCCTGAAGATACCATCCTGACCCCAAAGGCCCCCATCGCGGGCGATGGGTTCCGCGCGCTGTCGGCAACCATAGGCCGGCCGACCAATATCGTGCCGCTCACTGACCACCGCGGCAGTCGGTCGCGCTATGAGCGTATCGCGCTACGCAAGCCGGTGATACCTTGGACCGTCAACTGTCTGCTCAGGCCCTCCGGGACGGCCGGGACGGCGCCGGACATCGGAAACCTGTTCAAGCATCTATTCGGCACCGAGACCACAACCGGCGCAGACGTCACCTACTCGTTTCTTGAGGATCCCACGTCCCTGTCGGCCACTATCTATGTTGGACGGTCAGAGACCCAAGAGGGCGTATACGGGGCCGTTGTCAACAAGGCCACGGTCTCCTGGGGTGATGGCCTGGCAAAGGTCACGTTCTCCGGCGAAGGCACCGACTACATCAACGGCGGCCGGGC